GAAAGCAAGAACCTTTATCTGACTTAGTGGTGTTAGAGGTTCTTTGGTCTTCTCTTCATCAACTAAAGAGATTAATCCCCACTCTACCAAGAGATTGATGATGGTATTTCTTCGACCTTCATCGTTCTCTGAAAAGTCTGTCGGCTTGCCGTCCAGTGCAAATAGTTCTTTGAAGTGTACGATGTAGTACTTCTTCTGCTTGTGAAGAATGTGACACGACTGATAGAGAGTTTGATCTTTTTTAGAGGCTACACCGATACGTGTTAGAGTCTCTTTCACTTTCAAAAAGTCATCAGGCTCTTTCAACTGTACTTCTACTAAAGAGTCTATAGAGAGTCTCATTTCTTTAGTCCACCTTTTCTTGTTCTTTTTCTCAGTTCTTCTAGTTGTTCGGTGGACAACAATGATAGTGCTACTTCAGCCTTACGTTGAGAGTAACCATAGACTTCTTTCAGTACTTCAATGTCCCCACTCTTGTCTTTCTTCACCCACTGTGAAAACCTCTTCCTAGGTCTAACAATATTTATTAAATACCGATACTGTAGTACATTATCTAGTTGATAGTTTGTATTCATCTCATTTGCCTGAAGAACAGTATCTTCAAAATAAGACAAAGCTTTATTGATCAACCAAGGGTTGTAGTTAGCTTCGGCAACTTTAGGATCATCTGCGGTCGAGATAAGATCCTTCTTGTTAGTATTTATACTGTTGACAAAATCAAACGGATTGATGTTCGCCACTGTATACTTAGCATCTTCGTCGATGTAATCTTTAGTTTCTTCTTTTGGCTTATCCTTACCACTGTAGAAATCAAATAGGTTATTCATCATCATCTCCTACTTGAAGTCGCAATCAGCCATAACCTCTAACAGAAAGGCAATGGTATTGATCTCTTGGTCTGCAACAAATGCAGCCTTGTACTGATAGTTAGCGATATGCATAACTAGCTGAGGAATAGAGTTATCCTCCATAAGTTCAGAGGCTTGATCAAAGATAGTACGGAATAGTGTTGCACTATCAAGATCTGTAGACTCTCCTACCCACTTACGCATAGCCTTGAAGTCTTTGTTCTTTAGAGCTTCTGTAAGATTCTTGTAAGAACCTTCAGACATGTTCTTTAGAATACCGACATCAATCTTACCGCCGATAGAATAACGCTGTAGCTCATTAAGAACTCGACGCCAATCAGGGAAGTACTTGGTGATAAGTTCACCAACAACTTCTTTATCAAAAGTAATGTTCTCAGTCTTAAGAATGCCAGTAACACGCTTCATAAATTGAAGAGCGAGTGCTGGCTTATCCTTCTTATCAATCTTGAACTCTACGACAGAGCACCGAGAATGAAGAGGAGCGATAAGACGATTCTTAAAGTTACAGGTTAGAATGAATCCGCAGTTCTTTGAAAATTCTTCCATAAAGTTACGGAAGGCTGGCTGAACCTTATCTGCGGATAGATAGTCAGCCTCGTCGATGATAACGTACTTGCGACCACCCTTGAAAGAAACGGTAGATGCAAAGTTAGTAATGTCGTTACGCAGAACATCAATACCCGCATTAAGCGAACCATTGATGATGATATAATCACACTCTAGTTGTTCCAACATTGCTCGGGCAACAGTTGTCTTACCAACACCTGGACCGCCTGTTAGAAGTAGGTTTGGAATATTCTTTTGATCAACAAATTGTTGAAAGACCCTCTTAAGACTATCGGGAAGAATGCACTCATCGATGGTCTTAGGACGATACTTTTCAACAAAGAGAAACTGTTCAACATCACTCATAATGTATAATCCTATGTGCTAGGGCAGACTCATATTATAACTTACTAAGAGCAGAAAGGAAAGGGGGATTTCTCCCCCGTCCCATTAATCTCCGAACTTTGAGCTAGCTTCAGTAGCTACCCAATACGTTAACTTGCTGACATCAAACTTAGCGATGCCCTTAGAAGTGATTGACACGTCGTAGTCGTTCTGAATCATCTTCAGATTTTCACTACGGAAGATAGCATTGAACGTGCGATCAGTCTCGCCAACCTCAATACTGAATGCATCAGCGGTTGGATTCTTTGCGTCTACTGCCTTAAGATAGATGGTGCTACCGTCGCCAGTAACAGAAATTTCTGGTAGACCCATAACGTGACCAGCACGCTGAACCTTCAGAAAGTCTGCGCTCTTCATGTTGAACATAACTTCCGGAACTGGAAAGTTGATGTCCTTGTTTGGAGCAACGGTGATAGTCGCTGCATCAGCATAAGCATATACTAGCTTCTGCTTACCAGACTTGATCACCGCCGAAACATCACCAAAGTCGACCTCTGGGTTCTCAAACAGAGAAAGTGCACCCAAGAACCGAGGAAGTTCAAAGATTGCGAAATCTTTTTCCATTGTTTCATCAATCTCAGCCTTGGCCATGATTGTCTTTTGAGGAGAAACTGTCCTCAGAGTATTACCCTGACGAAACAGAATGCCACCATTGATAGATGAGAAGTTCTTTAGAACTCCAAGAGTCTTTTCACTGAAAATCATAATATGTTATCTCCTTACTTCTTTGAACCAAGCTTAGATGGATCTGCCGTAGCAGATGCACCAACCATTGCAAGATCAGCTAGTGTGCCACCAAAGATATAGGTGCCCACATGCTGTAGACCGATCCAAGGACATAGCCAGACCTTTAGACCGATATTTCTCGCCCACTGACAGAACATATAATCCTCTGACAAATAGCGATTAGAATACTCGACGCCATCAGCGGACTTACGAGTATCATCAATAAATTCTAGAACTTGTTCCTGTGTTGCATTAGGATTAAGCTCAAAGAACCTACGGATGTCCTTACGGATGTGTGCATACTTATTATCGATAAGTGCATCAAACAGAGCCATGATCTCACGAGAGCCATCAAAGGCTGCTGTGCGAACGTGGTCAGGGCGATATACTAGTTCAGGATAGGCTGAACCCATCTTCTCTAGAGCGGACTTACGAATCATCATGAAGCCTGTGCCAGCCTCTAGAACCTCTGCAGGTTCACCGAGAGGAATCTCAGTCTTACCGCCAGCAGGATTGAATACATAGTCACCAACAAACTTCTCTAGAGCATTAGCGTCTTGATCTGCGATACCCTTGTCTACTGCTAGCTTGATCTTCTCCCAGCTAATGCACTTCTTTGGGTATGGTGCGCATAGAACATCATACTCACTCTCATCAGACTGCAGAGCTAGCATCGTTAGGATGTCGTTAGCGTTGAAGCCGATATCAGAGTCGATAAAGAGCATATGCGTGCAGTCTGAACGCATGAATTCGTCTACGCAGTAGTTACGTGCACGAGTAATTAGACTCTCGTTAAAAAGATAATAGAAACGAACTTCGATTCCGTAATGAACTGCTAGTGCTGATAGATCATTAGTAGAACGTGTGTACATACCAGCACACATACCGCCGTACATTGGCGTAGCAACAAAGAGTTTGCGCTTTCTAATTTCTTCAATAGGTACCTTAATTTCCATTCTTATTCTCCAATTCATGTACGTGTAATTGTATAATAGCGTAGTGAATAACCTTCAGAAGATCTTTTCGCCAATCTTCCGGAGTACCCTTACGCCCATAACGTTGTGCATACTTTAAAACATTTCCGATGCAGAACCCTGTTCCGTGTCCTGAGTCGATAACAAACTCGGTAGCCTGATATTTATTCTTAGAATAATGCTCTCCGTAAGTAGAGTCAATATACTTAAGGAGTTCATCAAGATACTTATCTTCGTTGTACTTATACGAATGATTCTTCATGATATACCCACTCTAAACTAATTTTACAATAAAGTCAACAGCCTTCTTCTGTTCTTCCAAAGTATTATGCGGTAACTTTTCAAACAGAAACATAAGATCAAAGTTAGTCATGATGTTGGCAATCTTAGATTCCCGACCAGCTAGCCAAGTTTCGTTCTGATTGCTACCACGCTCGGCGTATCGTTCTTTACGAGTAGCCTTCTCTGTCTGAAGATAAACAATCTTGGTATCATACTTCTCTGCGCAGTTCTCTAGAAAAGAAGCTGTAAACAGACGGTCGCCTTCGAATAGTACTACAGAATCTTCTGGTAGTGTAGCTAGAAACTTAATAGCTTCGGGCTGAACTGCCATGCTCATACGGTCAGTACCAGAGAACACTTCGCCTTCTTCGTACTTACCAAGAATATAGATATTATCCTTTTGAAGATAGGGTACTAACTTGACCTCATTATACTTAGGCTCAACCTCAAAAACTTCAATAAGCTTCTTCATCAATGTTGACTTACCAGAACCTGGTTCGCCGCCGATAGCAATCACTTTCATCAAAAAAACCTTTCAATATTATTTTTCGACACCAAAGAGTTTTTATAGAACGGCATGTCTTTTAGAGGGACCCACAATTGCTGCTCGTCATTGAAAAATGATTCGATCCTAGGGATTCTTCCGTGATCCTTCAAAGCATGAACCCAATCTTTACAATATGCTTCTTTTGAGTTAGAACTGTTATTCTCAAACAGCAAGCTGTGCGGAATAACCGCTTGCCTACCCTCGAGATACTTATCCCAAAGCCATTCGTACTCTGGCCAATCTTTTTTCATAAGCATAGTTTCAGTGTGCTGTTCATCAATATAACAACCACCGTACCTAGAACCCTTATGCTGCCTCTTATAGTTACAGCAAGCAGTTTCTAAGGTGAAAAAATTAGCTCTGGGAAAAGTTTTGTCTGAAATATATTCTGCTGCGGTTCTTTCAAGCATTTCGCAGTCAGATTTTGAAATGGTGTCGCCGGTCAAATCGTCTCTGCCGATGCAAAATGCCCATCCAGACCTATGACTTTTACCCTCATCAAACTCCATAGTAGGAGCCATAATGGGGGCGTCAATGAATCTTTCCAAAGCTTCTGAAAAACACCAGTGACCCATACGCCCCCAGTGAAACCATTCAGTTTGGCATTTGTTTTTGAGCTTGGTGTAGTTTTTGAACTTATCGTCGCTATCAAAGCAAGAAGAAATAAAGTTACCCAGCGTTCCATACGGCTTAACACTGTCAGCCACCGACTGTAAAAATTTGTCAAATACAATTTTTCTATATTTGCAATCTGGTGAGAATAGCAGCCTTTTCTTTTCTTTAAAGAAAAACTCTATTTGAGCTGAAGCATCACTAGTGAATACTGGAAACTTGTCTGCGAACATAGATTCACAAGGACCTGCATAGGTCGCCCCGTGGAAAAGTGCCATAACACAGCGTTTTTCAAAAGAGAAATCCAAATCATCAGCAATCCACTTTTCTACAGCAATATCCGGCGAACAGTCGTTCGTTAGACAATGAAATTCATAAAACTTATCAAACCCAGCTTGACGATGCTCTGGGTCGCGGTAATCTATATTTGTATCCATCAAAAAAAGTCTTCCAAAGATGCGTTGACTTGCTTCTTATATGGGTTTTCGATGTTATGCGAATCAAGGTAATCAAACCATTCTTGATCGTCCCACATAGCAGGAGAAACACCATTCCAAAGCGGACGCCAATACTTATGGTTTGTATTGAAACGACGTTCGTCAACAAACTGCTTACGTAGCTGTTCGTACTCCCAACCTTTAGTCTCTAGCATATCTTCACGAAAGTAAGCTACGATGGTCATACGGTCAGGGTTCTCGCCCCCAAGAGGAGAGTTACCGTGAATGGCAGTATGATTGGCGACCAGAAGTAGATCTCCTGGCTCTAGCTTTACAGCAGTACGATACTCTGGAAGAATAAGTTCTGCACCCTCCCAGCCCTTACCTAGTGCGGATAGGTTTGAGAAGCCTGAAGCCAAGTCGCCAGCGTCCAAATGAGCAGCAGTTCTAAAGTTATGGTTAACAGTAAGAGTTGTAAATACAGTCTCATCGATGAGAAACCTTGAATCTAGCTTATCAGCGGCAGCACGTTGAGCCGCCCAACGAGTGGGAAGCAGTTCACGAAAACAATGGTTGAGTTTGTTTAGAAACGGAAAAGATTTGGCAAAATCTTCTGGATGCTTCTCGGTAAAGGCTGTTGCTCGACCATAAGGAATGCGGGGATATCGAGAGTAGTAGCCAGCAACACCAGACATAACAGTCTGAGCATAGTTAGTTACAGAGATATAGTTGTCCCGAACGTGGATAGCGGCATTACGCTGCTCTTCACGAGAGTAGTTACCAAGACCCTCAAGCCAACGATCGAACCAACCATAGTACGGATCGTGATCTTCTTGAACCTTAGAACGCATCCAAACATAACCACGGGTATCTTCAGACTCCGACTTACCCGTAAACCTCTTCTTAATATCTTCAATAGTCTCTTCATCAAGACTATCGTGAGAACGAGTAAGATACTCTAGTACGGCAACCTGATATGGTGTTACCCACTCACGACCGCCACGATTGGTGGAGGAAAGAATGTTACCACGAGGACCAGCAGCCATACCACGGTTCTGAGATTCAGTAGCAGCACCGATAAGACCTTCGTAGCATAGATCCTGTTCTTCTTTGGTAAACACTCCCTTACGAAACTTAACCAGACAGTTTTCTTCGTTCATCTTCCCGTCGATAGAGGGACCATAAACGTCGGTATCTTCTGTAATAAGAGTATCGTAATTCTCTTTGTCTACAAACTTACCAATTAGATGGTCAGAGTTATACTTCTTGTCTGCGTAGATAACCTTAACTTCACTCATACTTTCACCTCTGTTAGAGAAATACGCAAGTATTTATGGAAGACGTTTAACCCTCTTCAACGCTTTCTCTCTATGATATGGATGCGCACGACTCAAATGTACTACACCGTTTAGGTGGTCTAGCTCATGTAAGAAACAGCGAGCAGTAATACCATCAAACTTCTTAGTAACAGTCTCGCCGTTAGGCATAGTAAATCTTACTCTAATCAATCTAGGACGCTTAATCTTAACTGCGACTCCAGGATAGCTAAGACAACCTTCTTCAAGATAAACTGTTTCTGAAGAGGAGTCAACTATTTTCGGATTGAAGCACGCAAAAATTTGTTCTCCCGTAAGAACAAATACTCTGTACGGTAAACCAATCTGGTTAGCAGCTAAACCGAGACCATTGTTGCTAATCATGGTCTCGGCTAGATCTTTTGCTAACTGAATAGGATCAGTTGGTGGATTAGAGAAATCGAATGGTTCTAGTTCTCTCTTGAGAATAGGATCAGACTTATCTACGAGAGTGTGGATCATCAGAAGGACTTCCCACCTGCCTTCTCACGGTTAGCAAGTTGGTGATCTGCTCTTGTCCGATTGTACTCATGCTTGTCAGCAATGGCTCCTGCCACATCAAGCCCAAGCGAACCAGCAATATCAAGGATGCGGATAACGCAATCAGCAAGCTCAACTTCAAGCATCTTTCGATCAGTGAGATGATCATCCATCAGATCCTTTCTGGCACCTTCGAGAGCTTCCGATAGCTCGCTGTGACAAAGTGCAATCAGTGTACCAAGTTCTCGTGGCTTGTTATGCCAGCCCATCTCCTTTGCCTGACCATGTAGCTTATGCTGGATCATTCGGAGGTTATCAACTTCTGTAGGTTCAATACTATACTTGCTCATTTCAATTCCTTTAGATATCTAGGGTTGCTACTTTTTCTTCAATACCTTCTACGATCTCCATAACATAGAACTTGTTTACCTTGTTCATCTCGGTAGCCATGTTCTTAGATCCTGGAGACTTACCATCCCAAAGAATGATAGCCCAATCACAATATTCAGCCATCTTCTTATTACGGATCATACCTGCAGTTTTACCGTATTTACTCCAATCTGCTGGCATCTGTTTTACAGGAACATTAATCATAGACGCATAGCTCTCTCCGATCTTGTCCACACCAACAGCACAACCAGAAACAATTTCTGTTATTGGCTTATTCATGAAAGTGATAAGTTCGTGGAGCAGCTTGCGAATCTTTGGCTCGTTATTAAGGGAACGAGAACCTGCGATCAATAGTTTCATAATTTATCCATTCTAAACTACTTCCTGGTAGAAGTAAAGTGTTATTCTGAGATTCTACTGAAATTTTTCTGCTTCTCAAATTTAATTATATTACTAAACTTGTCGGCAAGAGCATCTCCTTTGTGAGAGATAATGAATACGTTAGTATCCGATGCTACTCCACTTAGAATCTTAAAGAACTCTTCAGTACCACTCGTATCTAGAGAGCTATCAAACACTTCATCCATAATAAGAAGATTGGTAGATGCGCTGTTACGTAGCTTAGATACTGCTCTCCAAGTAAATAGTAGAGCTAGATCGATTCGCATCTTCTCGCCTTCTGAGAACGAACCGTAGCTAAACTCGTCTCTAAACCTAGATCTTAACTTCTCATTAAAGTTCTCGTCTAACTCAAACTGTACAAAGAAGTCCATCGAAGCTAGATACTTATTGATAAGCTTATTAATGATAGGTACATACTGCTTGATGATCTTAGTCTTGATGCCACCATCTTTTAGAAGCTGAGCAGCGACATTTAGTAGAGACCTTGTATGGATCAGCTCTTCTTTAAGCTTCTCTTTTTCTTCTAACTCATGAACGAAAGAAGTCTCGTCGTTAGCCTCGGTATCGATCTTCTCACTCTTGGTTTCTAACTCTACCTTTTCTGCTAGAAGATCTACAACCTGCTTCTGATAGATGTCTATCTTCAGAGCTGTACCACTGATGCTCTGATTAATGCTTTCTATTTCTTCTTTGATAACTCTGATACCATCTAACTTAACTTCTAACTCTTTGATGTCAACACTTAGCTTGTTTATAGCTTCGTTTATCTCAGAGATGGTCTGGTTATTTTTATTAGAAAAATTATCCTTGAAGTCTGTAGAGATATCCTGAGTACACGTAGGACAATTATCATGTTCCTTGAAGAACTCTAAATGCTCTACGATGTTGTTACTCTTAGACTGAAGATCACTCTTAATTTGAACTAACTTCTTCTTCCTAGCTGCCAGGTTAATTCCTTCACTCGCAGCCCATCGCTTGGTCATTTGAGAAGCTTCTAACTTACCAAGCTCTTTATCCAACTCCTCGATCATAGAGTTGTTATAGTTAATTTTATCCATTTTCTGAGCAATCAGAGACTGATTATTTTGTCGCATAGACTCTATATGCTTCTTGCTCAATTCAATCTTCTGCTGTAGCATATCTATAGAGTGATTGACTTCAACAATCTCACTCTTGTTCTTCTGTACTTTCTCTTTCAAAAGAACATTCATGGTAGTAAAGATCTGAATGTCTAGGAGATCTTCAATAAACTCTCGTCGTTGCTGTGCTGGTAGCTGCATAAACGGAATGAAGGTAGATGTACCTAGAGTAATGATCTGTGAGAAAGACTTATGCGTTAGCTTCAGAATATTCTTCTCTAGCATCTCTTGATAGTCTTTGGCAGCAGCTTCTTGATTGATCATGTTGCCGTCGATAAAGATCTGAAATACTACAGGATTAATTCCTCTGCGTACAAGATACTCCTTAGAACCGATGCTAAACTCTATCTCAGCGACCAAATTCTTCTTGTTGATAGAGTTTACTAGCTGTGGCTTATTGATCTTACGGAATGGTTTACCGTATAGAGCAAAAGAAATCGCCTCGATGAAAGTAGACTTACCACTCCCATTTTCCCCAACGATTAGCGTTGATGGTGAATCACAAAGATTGATTTCAGTAAAGGCATTACCTGTACTTAGTAGGTTCTGCCATCTGACCTTTTTAAAAATTATCACTCTACGTCCATAGCCTCCTCATATAAAGACTGCATCAAAGACTGAAGCTTGACTTGATCGTTACCCTGGACCAAACCTGATACCTCTACATACTTGCGTACGATAGTTAAAGTATCTTCTGCTTCGTCAATAATCTCGTCATCATTTTCTAAATTAAGATTCAAATTATCATCCACTACTTGAATAGAAACTACTCCAAGCTTCTCTAGCTGATCAATATACATATCAAACCAGTACGGATTAGTTTTCTTCTTGACGACAACCTTTACGTTAGTATTGACTATCTCAGAAGGAAACATATTCTGCTTTAGGTCTGTTAATGTAAATGTAGTATCATCGTAGAAAAGCTTGTAGAACATTCTAAACGGGTTCGGGATAAAAGTCAACTCTCTTGTTTCTGTGTCAAATACGTGGAACCCTTTCTGGTCCTCAAAGTCTGACCATGTCATCTCATATGGGCAACCGAGATAGTTGATGTTACCACGAGTAGACTTATGATGAAAGTGACCAGAGGCTACTAGGTCAAACTTTGAAAAGACAGAGGCACTCATACCGTCTTCTTGCACCATCCCCTTATGCATCTCGAACCCACTAAGCTCTAGGTGTCCGAATGCAATCTGAGCTGTTGTGCTCTCTATAAGATCCATCGTCTGCTTATAGTTATCATCACAAATCCACGGCACCAATAGAATATCGCACCCATCGAAATTTAGTTCAGTGGGTTCAGCGATAGTAGTATTGTTGTCATACTCTCTTAAGAGAAGATCAGGAGAGTTAACTGAAAGTGTATTTCTGTAGGGGATGCAGTGATTCCCAACGATTGTATAAAGCTCAATACTTCTTGCGTACAGCTGATCATAATAGTACTCCTTTGCTCTACTTAAAGAGTAAAAATTGACATATTTACGACGATCAAACGTATCACCTAGATCAATAACTGTTGTGATGTTATTCTCATCTAGATAAGGAATAAAGACATCTCTATAAAACTTTTCAAAATAGTCGTGGAACACAGAACTATCGTTGCGTGCCCCAAAGTGTTGATCTGTTACTAATGCTATCTTCATGCTGACTTCTTTTTCTTTACATTTCTATTAGCTTCTTCTTTGATAGCTTGAGCATCGAACTTTTCGATAACATCATTACAAAAGTTTCGAACATTCATAAGACTACCACGATAGTTTTCTCTAATATAGATGTTAAGCTTCTTATCAAAAAGATTTCTAGCCCAATCTAGGATTAGAGCAGGTATTACATTCTCATTCATTACTGTCCCCTTCTACAAAAATATCAAGACCTATCTTCTTAGGTGGTTTCTTTATCTTAAGCTTCTTCTCATATTCACGAACGAAATCATTCATGTTATCATTAAAGCTTACGTTGACCGAGATAGGATCGTCGCTATTAGACTGAGTGCTTAGCTCGTCCATAACGCTTGAGTGTTCGAACGACTTATACTTAATGTACGTTTGTTTCTTTTCTTTTTGTATCCGAAGGACAAAGGCATTCCAAATAATCTTTGTGAAGTATGCGAATGGGTTCTGATATCTATCGGGATCGAAATTGTTTATGTAGTTAACGCAATTCTCGATACCATCAGAAACCATTTCTTCTCTATAAGAGTAATTGATAAAGTTGCCTTTTAGAGAGAGCTTATTTGCGATGTGAAAAATACACTCGCCGATATAGTTTGGAATCTGAGGTAGAGGCTTCTCTTGTTCTACTGCCTCTTTGTATATCTTCTTATACTCCACCATAGCCTGATATAGTGTTTTGTTATTTACGTAATGGTTACTCTTTTTCATGACCAGCCTCTTTTCACTTGACTTTTTAGACTATATCAGTATAATCAGTAATGTACTGTATCAATTAATAGATGTGTTAGACGAGAGCTTTACTGTCTCGGCTTCTTCAATAGTACTCTCTCTAATAAGAGAGATAATATCTTTTGCCGTCACAGGCTTTGCTCTGTTAGAATACTTTGTTTTAGATTTAGTAATATGATTCTGATAATATTCTACAAACTCGGCATCTACCGTTGTAGCAAACACAATACTTTCTTTTCTGATAAAAATGTTATCAGTAGTGTTTAGAGGGTTAACAATAACCAAGTACATATACGACTGCTGGTACATAGCATTGTACGTATAATTAACATACGTAGGCATCTCTAAACGATACCCATACTCATCTTCAGAAACAACTTTAGACAGAAGTGTCTCTCCTGTCACCAACTTAATCGTAAGATACTTTTCCATAATCTATCCCTTCAGCTGTATGTTATAGATCTTGTAATCAAACCCTTCTTCAGAATAGATCTTGATTCTCTCTTTGAAGTGTTCTATCGTATAATTCTTTCTAGTTTTCCAAGACAGATCATCAGCTATATCATATAACGTGACCGAGTCTTTGGTCTCTGACTTGCGTAAACCTCTACCGATAGACTGAAGATTCTTGATCTTAGACTTGCTTGGAGAGGCGAATATAATATTGTGTAGGTTCTTTATATTTACACCAGTAGAGAACGTACCACTAGAAGCTATGATGATAGCGTTGGTTTCATCTTCTACAAGCTTACGTATTCTTTCTCTCTCATCACCGCTAACGCCACCATGGATAAAGAATACTTTCCTATCCGGAGCGTTAATCATATCGTATAGTTCTTTACCATGTTTATCAACGTACTGGAATAATAATAATATATTTCCGGACAAAGATAAAGCTAAATTTTTGATAAACTTGTTACGTGGTTGATATCTAACGATAAAATCCATTTCAGCCTGATAGTCTAATTTCTTTAGCTGTTTACGAATTTCTTCGGGATACTTGAGTACAAGTGCTTTGATCTTTAGGTCTGCAAGGTGCTTCTGGTCAATGAGGTCTGCTGTAGAGACGGCTCTATGCACTTTACCGAACAACCCCTCAAGAACTAACTTGTTCGTCTCGGTGCCGTCTAGAGTGCCCGTAAAGCCAAATCTATATTTACAGTGCGTTAGCTTCGTCATGATAGACGTTAGAGACTTAGCCTTGAACAAATGCGCCTCGTCTCCTATTACCAGATCAAAAGGTCTGAAGTACGCCGCAGGAAGTTTGTATATCGACTGCCACGTTGATATGATGATCTTTGAATCCGACTGTGGGCTTGATCCGCCAGATACGCAGTGCACTGTGCTGTCCACATCAAGACCATAGCTGGCAAAATCAGAAGCAAGTTGAAGAACCAGAGAAACAGTAGGGACAATAATGAGAGTTCTCGCATTGTAATACCTCGTCAATAGATAAATGATTAAAGATTTTCCCGATGCTGTCGGGGACAGAACCATGCCTCTGCTTTTTCTAACGGCATGGGTGAAAGATTCTATTTGATAGTCTCTAGCGGAGAATGGTAGACCGAGAGTTTCTGAGAACTCTTTACCTTCAGCTAGTGAGAACTCAACATCATCAAACTCGCTCAAGAACTCGACGTCGTACTCTCTAGCTCTAGCAAACGAAAGAACCTCATGTAACAATCCAGCATACAGTTGCTTCGTCATTACATTGAACAGACGAATTTTACCATCCCAAACTTTGTTCTTGACAAGTGGGTGGAACTTTGCGTCTGGTACCATAAACGTAAACTTGTCTGCAAGCTCGAAGGCTACTCCTGGCTCGCAGTCTACGTGTATATATACTTCATTCAATTTTGAGATTCTTAGTGTGTCGCTCATGATAATCCATTAGTAAACTTCTGCCAGTTAATAGCATTGCTGATCATATACCCTCTATCAGAAATGTTCTTGATGATCGATTCTAGTAGAGTAATTTTTTCTTTTTGATAAGAGATCTTAAGAGTAAGATTTATGATATCTTGGTCTGAGTCTATATGCATAGGGATATCAGACTTGAGAATATTTCTCGGATTCTGCTTCCAGTTATTCTCTTCTAAAGTCTCTTTGTCAAGAACACCGAGAAGCCAATCGTACTTTAGATGGTATAGCTTCTTATAATCAGTCTCTAGTTTCTTTAGACCGAGTCTTTCCTGACTGAACACTCTGTAATATTTATTGTGAAGCTTCGGTATCTTTAGAGCTTCGGCGTCTAGTTGTGTTGGGTTGATCGTAGTATCTTCATCCCACATAGCGAAAATTTCATCAAGCTTCATTTCATAACCTTATAATTTGTTGATGGTATACTCCCTGTACTTGAATGTCGCAGTAGCAGTTAAGTATCTAACATCTTCTATGGTAGAGTCAAATTCGAATCCTGATATACTTACTGGTAAAACATCAATAAATGTTATCTTGATATTCGGACGCATGGCGCTATTTAATATAACAAGGTCTGCGTCTACCAGTACACCTTTACCGCTAGTTAAGCTATTACTAGCTATAGACTTGTACTGGTCAAAGCTATCAGGGAAACCTACTGAAATTATCCAGTTGTATAGTTCTATATACGAGGTCATATCCTCGTCTATTTTAAACGTTACGGTAAAATTCTCAAAGGACAAATGGTCCCCTGGGATAATAATTTTGTTGAATGGAGTCTGCACATCATTCGTTGCGTTGAGTGACAGCCTTGGCACATCTATCGATTGCACAAAGTACTCAAGGTTGGGAAGTTTATTGATGGTAAACTTGAAACCAAGAGGAGAGAGATAGTTGATGTTCGTTGGCTGAGTCTGTGTGCTCATAGCGACCTCAAAATTATTTTTGCTGAACACTATATTTATGGCTTGACTTTATCGATAACCTACCGTATAATGAGTATATAAATTTAATACAGGAGATGAACATGACTGAAGCTAATCTGGTGAATCAGTTTCTCGCTAACGGCGGGAAGATTATTCGAGTTAAGGCTGGCACCCCCAAGGATCTGAAGCGCATGATCCGTGGTTACGGTCTGTTTGGCGGCAAGCGTCGCTACGTTGCTAACATTGCTCAGCGTCAGGACATGGGTACAGGCGAACTCTTTACGGGTATCGTTGCCAAACCCACGACTGGTGCTCGCAATCTTAAGTACGTTTTCTAAAAATAACACTTGACTTCTTTCCGGAAGTGGGTTATCTTTAGAATATTGGTTGTGGGGCGAGACCCCGAAGGAGATAGCGATGAACAAGCAAGAAGCGATGATCGAGGTCACCCGCATCAACCCTAACTGCATCGCTATCGCCGCAACCAACGGCGACGGCACCAAACCTTGGGTCAACACCGAGTTCAAGGTCTTTTACGAAGGCTGTCCGAAACCTCGCCGATACGAACTTCGGCAAGATGGGCTTCTCTGGCTTCAACCCTAATAACTTAGGAGATAGCGATGAACGTTTTCCGTGACATTATCGACAGGTTTGACGTAGAAGATGAAGATGCTCGCAACATTCTGCGCACTATGGAGTACTACTTCGAGTATGATCTTTCTGAGATGAGCATCGAAGAATACGATCGCCTTCTAAAGAACGCTTTTATCAAGTATCTTAATGATCCTCACTTGGCTGAGGCACTATAAATAGAGAACCAGTTGAATGGAGGTACCGATGTTAATGGTTAAGACATATAACTTTCCTACCCCAGACGAGGGTCGGTTTGCCGTAGAGCAGAAGCGAAATGAACTTGCACGTATGTATCGATCTGGTTGTAGGCTAGATGCAGAAGAAATGGATTGGCTAGATTGGGCTGATAATGTTCTTACTGCAATTCAGTCAGACTGATGGCTGCTTACGAGAAGAAGGTTATGACGTATACCGCAGCATTCTTTACTCAAGGTGGAGCACTGCCTATGTATCGTAGCTTAACTGCTCAAGGTATCGAGTACACTTATGAACAGGATCCTAAGACCAAAGAATGGATCTTAACCTGGAAACAGTAATTGGTCCCTTAGCTCAGTTGGATAGAGCAACAGCCTTCTAAGCTGTGGGTCAGAGGTTCGAGTCCTCTAGGGATCGCCATTATGACTCCATCGACTAATGGTTCAGGTCATCACCCTTTCAAGGTGGAGATACGGGTTCGACTCCCGTTGGAGTTACCAAGTTAGTTGCGTACCTTGTAATGTCTATATTATCAACCTGGAGAAATGAAAATGAATACCAATCTTACTCTCACTGCACGTTTCGTACGCTCACTATCTCGTGGTAAGGCTCTTACCGCCAAGCAGGCACGGAATCTTTTCGGGTTCTCAACCACTAATTCGGTTCGTGCTACTGTTTCTAATCTTCGCCGTAACGGTATGAAGATCGATACTGTCGCTCGTACGAATAGCAAGGGTCGCACTCGTAATCGTTACACTATGACCAGTGCGGTCTGATGAGTAAAACGAATGGGGAGAGCTCAGGCTCTCCCTTTATTCTCAATTTTGAAGACAAAGATCCTCTGATTCCTAGTCTAGAATCAAATCACTACTATTATCTAAACAAAGATATTGATCCTAGCACTACTGGGGATGTCATCCGGTTCATCCTAGAACGTAATCTAATGCCAAAGGAGAAACCGAAACAGATTAAGTTGCTTGTAAATTCTTATGGCGGAGACACAGCAGCGGCATTTGCCTTAATCGATATAATGAAGGGTTCTAAGATCCATGTTCATACATATGGGTTAGGTTGTATTGCTAGTTCTGGTCTTTTGATCTTCATGTCTGGTAAAAAGGGTAAGAGATTTATTTCTCCTAACACAAGTATCCTTAGTCACCAGTTTACTTGGGGATCATTCGGTAAAGAGCACGAGCTATTTGCTCAGGCTCGAGAGATAAATCTAACAGGGTCTCGTATCTTAGACCACTACAAAAAGTGTACAGGTCTTCCAGAAAAGAAGATCAAGGAGTTTCTACTTCCACCAGAGGATCGGTGGTTGTCTCCTAAAGAGGCTATCGAGTATGGACTAGCCGATGAGATTGTAGAGTACTATTGACAAAAAAAGGGAGAGGCGAAAGCCCCTCCCCAATTTGTATTCAGCTCTCTTATTATTATTAGAGAATGTTGCTGACGAGGAAACGACGGTAGAACACGTTTGAGTTCTGTACGAGTGAACCGTCTGAAGTCTGAGCACCCTTTGAGAATGGGTTCGCAACAACGCCATAACGTGTCTTGAAGCCAATCTTTGGCTGGAAGGTGTCCTGACCGACCGCACGGACCATCTGTAGTGGAACGTATGGGCAGTAGAATAGACCAGCGTCGAATGCTGAAGAACCCTTGTAACCAACAACTGCGTAGTTACCACCAGCATATGGGTCAACGTATACACGCATACGACCGTTAAGAACACCAGCGAAGGTGTTGCCTGTGTCGTCAACCTGTAGGTTGTTTGAGTTAAGAGCTGGAGCGTAATCAAGAACGCCAGCCATCTGAAGAGCAGAAGCCACATCTGATGAACAGACGAGGATGTTACCCTTACCACGACGGGTTGCCTTGGCTACGAAGTTGGCTTCACGTTCGATCTGGAACATTAGACCCTTGAACTTCTCAACTGACCAACGACCGTTTGAATCGACGTCTAGATCGAATGTACCAGCAACAGTTGCGTCAACAGCACCTGGTGAAGCTGATAGAACGATTGTACGAACGATTTCGCGGTTAATTTCAGCCATAATTTCAGCTGAAAGAAGTGTTGAAAGTTCGGTTTCTGCATCAAGACCGTGAATTGCCTTTAGGTCCTGTGCGAGTTCGATTGAGTACTCAGCCTTTAGAGCACGTGACTTTGCTGTCACTGTGACCTTTTCGATTGAGAACGCCATCTGAGCAAATTCAACGTTACTTGTTGATCCAAGCTTTTCAGCCTGTGCAGTTGACATACCAGCAGCAAAGTTATAGAGTTCTGAGTTACCAGAAGCTACGTTTGTGTTTGATACGCCGTACACGCCACCAAGGTTGACGTTAGCGCCACCGAATGTGGTGTTGCTGGTCTGACCAACTGTTGAGAAGCCAGTGTTAGCTTCTGTGAAGAATGCTTCACCGTAAGTTGTAGCATTAGCCTGAGCGCCTAGCTGGGCGTTATAAGCTGGACGTAGAGCGAAGATAAGTCCAGTTGGACCTGTCATTGGCTGCACGCCGCAAATATCATAGGCGATTAGGTTTGGCATTGCACGACGAACGAGTGAGATAAGCACTGGATCGTAGTTTAGCGAACCGCCTGAAACGTTGGTTGGGGCTGTACCTGTCTCGAGAAGAGACTGTGGTGAGAAGGTTGAACCTTCACGTAGAGCCTGCTCGGTATTTTCGAGAAGCTGCGCAACAGTTGAACGCTTGTGAGCATTTTCGATCCTTGGTAGATCGGCATGCTCGAGCACTGGTGCCCACTTCTGTTGAATTTCTTCGTTTAAGAACATTTAATTCTCCCTTTCCTTATGGGTTTGTTTATTTATAAAATTACTTTTTTGTAGTTTTAGAAATAGCAGTTACGTAGTGAGCCATTGGTCCAGATGGTGCTACAACTTCTTCAGCATCATCTTCATTGATATACTCTTCGGTTAGTGATGCTGCCTTCTTACCTGATGGGAAGTAGGTTTCCTTAATAACACTAACCTTCTTTGTGAACTCTTCAACATCGTTATATTCGATGCCTTCAACGAGTGAACGAAGCTTTTCCTGCTGTGTTAGTGGGAGTGACTCCACTGCTTCAGCAAATACACGATCAACTTCTAGTGAGTCAACATAATCATGTAGATCAATGTTCTCGCTGATTGTTGAATTAATTGCATCTTCTAGTTCTTCGATCTTTGAAGCCATTTCGGCGATGACATCGACCTTGTCATCAGGAATTTCAATATAATTCTCTTCAAACAGACCCTTAAGACCGTGGATAAAGCCTTCTACGACTTCAGCCTTTAGCCCTGACTCGATAGCAACTTCATTATCTTCTACCCACTGTTCAACAGCATAAGAGAGATACTTATCAACATTCTCGGTAAGTTGCTCAACTTTTTCCTCAAGAGCTTCTACAAGTCTTGATTCAAATTCTTCTTCAAGACGAACTACTTCTGTAGCTAGACGTGAATTTACTGCAGCTTCGAATACGATAACTGCCTTCTCGCGAAGTTCTTCTGATAGCTCTTCACCACCAAAGATTACATCCATATCTTCCTTGGCCATTGCTGACGTTGGTGATAGACGAATCTGACTTGTCTCGCCGCCAGTCTGATCCTTTGGACGCTTATTCTTTGCAGAGTTATCTACAGACATACCCTTAAAGATATCTCCAATCTTTTCCTTTGGCATTCCGCTCATCATCTGAATGACAGCATTGATGGCTTCGATCTTTGTTGGGAAATCAGGAATGCTTGTCTCGCCAGCAGTCTTGTCGGCTGGACGCTTTGAGTCCTTTGTAGCAACTGGATCAGCAGTCTCGCTCTGGTCATCGGATGACTTGAACTCAACGAGATCCTGTTCCATTTCCTGATTTTCTGTTAAGTTTTTCTTTCTCATACCAGTCTCCTATGGGATATTGTTGTATTTATTTATTTCTAATCTTTAGCTAGTGAATTTAGGAATCTTTCAAACATAGCAAATTTCTGTTCGTTAATCTGATTAACAGACATACGACGCATATCTTTCTTTAAAGCTTCAGCAGCAATCCAAGACCCTGTTGCAGCTTCATACACCCACTCAACATTTTCCATAATACCTCTAACAAAAGCATCTGGTGCTGAAGGATCGGCAACGATATCAGCAGCAGTAGCAAGCATAAAGTCGTCTTGCACTTCCATGATACCATTCTTCTCTTTCAATGTACCCATACCTCTTGATGAAACACCAAGGTTGGCACCTTCATCGAGAAGATTCATTACAATCTTTCCCATTGGAGTTTCAGTGATCTTTGCTTTACCAGTAAAGTTATCACCGTCCTGCTTCAATTCTTTAATGATATGAGACACACGATCCAAGTTGATGCCTGGACCTGATGGATGACCTAGCTCACCATAGGCTCTATTTGTTTCGATAAACATCTTTGTATATCTATCGACTTCACGAGCAAGAGTTTCTGTAGGATAAGATCTACCATTACGATTCTGGATTCTTCCCATAAGGAAAGTTCCTTCGATATAATAGTTCTTTTTCCCATCCTCTTTAGCTTCTTTGAGGACTTTGAGCTTCTCGTCTAGTGTTTCTACGATTAGTTTCATTTTAGTCTTACCTCTTAATATGTTTCCACATGGCAGCGGCAGCTACCTTTTCACCAGTTTCTTTGGATCCATACTTTTTAGCAGCCTTTGCAGCTAGGTCTTCAAACCCCTTGCCCTCTTTGCCGATGTCTCCACCATGTCTAGCTTTCTTAGCTACTTCAGACTTTTTATTAACGGAAAGACCAGCAGATGGAGAAGCTTCTTCCTTAGCTAGTGTGCTTTGGCCACCCTTGAATGCAGTTGGCTTTGGTGACTGGCTCTGGTCCTGATTATTACCACCATCAGCCTGACCTTCTTCATCTTCATCATCTTCGGCACCAGCACTGTCGCTGATATGCTGATGAATAGATGTAACGAAGTTCTTAGCTAGCTCAAGCTTTTCCATAGCCCAATCTGGAATATCTGCATCACTTGGCATACCTTCATAGAGTTCGGCAGCTTCCATAGCAATAGTCTCTAGGAAATCCTTAGCTTGCTCTACGTTTAGGTTTCCCTCGTTACCGTCATTATCCTGATCGTCCATCGTGCCGTCGCCAGCATTTGGACCAGCAGTTGGAGTTGGACCACCTGGATTATCTGATGATGCTACAGCAGGAGCCATTGGTTCACCAGCAGATTCTTCGATCTCAAATTCTTCGCCCCGCATAGCTCTCTTAGTAGCTGTAGCGTACATCACCTTCTCGTTATCTTTACCATATCCAGTAAAGTGACCCTTCATCTTCTTAACTAGAGCTTCTCTTCTTCTCTTTTGAGCGGGAGTCATATGCTCTTCGTAAGTGAGTCCACGATCAGAAACTTTTGCTATAGCACGCTTTCTAGTGTTCTCTTTACTAGTGTCCTTATCAGTATTTTGAGCATTATACATGTCGTCTTCATTATCGTAAGGTTCATCCAAAACTTCTACTGGATGCTTACTGACAAACTTCTTCAAACCGCTCGCATTAGGATCAGCAAAGTATTCGCTAGTTTTTGGAAGATCTATTAGCTTTTGTGCTATCTTCTTTTTATCTTCTGTTTTAGCCATCGTAGTCCTCTGGGTTGAAGAAGGCTTTCGCAACTTCTACTTTCTTAGCGTCTAAAAATTCTGCAACTTTAACAGCCATAACCTGACTGACCGCATCCTGTAGCTTTAGTGGGTCTTCGTCAAGAGCAAAGTTAATTATGTCTGTTGTTGTATATTCATCTGACATTCTAATCTCCATATTTTATTTATATTACTGACTTATCTGTGGCTCTTCGGGAGCAGCAGGAGCCTCACCACTTTGTTGTTGTTGATCTTCAGGAGGAGCTAGCATAGCCATCTGCTGCTGTTGCTCAACCTGAAGTTGCATATTCTTATCTCTTTCTTCAGCTATCTGCTTATCTATCTCTTCAATATCGTCATCAGTAAGCTGTAGAATATTCTTTTTAACCCACTCTTCAGAATAATACTTACCCACATAAGGGTCGATCATACCAAGTGTATTAACACGCTCTCTTGTAATTTCTTCTTGCTTCAATTCAGCAAAGTAGTTATCTTGCGTAAAGTTGAAGTGAATGTTGTTCTTAAAAGATTCCCACTCTTCAGCAGCAATAACTCCAGTAAGAACTAACTGCTTCTCAAGAGCCTTCATGAGAAGATTGGTAAACTTATTTCTCAAACGAAGAATGAACTTCTGAAACTTAAGTTCATCTCTTGTAATCTCTGAAGAACGACCTAAGCTAAATCCCCCACCGTCGTTCTGAAGTCTAGAAACAGGAACATTCAGAGCCTTGTAGAGCTTCTTTTCGAAGTACTCAACGTCTGTCATCTCGCCAAGATTTTGTCCTGACTGTAGCGTTGTAACCTGCGTTCCTTGACCGCCTTCACGTCTTGGGAACCAGTAGTCTTCGAGCATGGTCATAAACTTACGGTCGTCTCTAATGTCACCTGTAGTGGCATCATAGATTAGACGATTCTTATGCTTGACCATCATATCACGAAGATACTGCTCAGCCTTCATCTTAGGAAGATTACCTACGTCAATGTAAAATATACGACGCTCAGGAGCACGGCTAATGCGGTAAATAACTGTAGCATCTTCAAGAATACGTAGCTGGTTAAGAGGTTTAATAGCTTTGTGAAGGAAACCAAGAACAACTTTATTGTCTTTGTCCACAATACCCGATGTGACATGAATGATAGAGTCTTTCGCAATTTGCAATCCCTGGTTATCCATACCAGTTGCAGAAGCACCCTTAAAGCCTCTCTCATTATACATATAGAACTCGTTGTCCGTAACGTTGACGTATACACCTTCTTTGCGTATACGCTTCACTGATCTAATCTTACGAATCTTACGAGGGTCGATATATCTTAATTCCTGAATGCCTTTTCTAGGATCATTGTTATCAATCATGATGTGGTAGTAGATACGACCGTCAACATACCAGCGTCTAAAGATTTCATATGCTGAATTGTTAAAGTCTAGTAGGTCTGAAACTTTCTCCCACTCAAGTTTTATTCTCTCTTTAACAACATCAGTAACTTCTAGATCATCTAGATCTAAGTCTACGATCTTCTCTTTACCCTCTTTGACGATAGCCTCGTCCATAATATCTTCAATAGCCTGTTCGATCTCAGGCTGAATAGACATTTCACGGTACTTAGATACAATCTCAGCTTCTGTTTTAGCAGTGCCTTCAAGGTCTAGATAGGTGCCGTAGGTTCCTCCTGCAGAAACTACTAACGCCCCATCGTCTGTCTCTCTAGGAGCAAACGATGGAACGCTTTCGAGTTCTTCAGGCTTTTTACGTATTTCAAATCCAAATAATTCCATTATATCTCTCTAACCTTAGTTATTATGAACCACCAGCATTACCTGTTACGCCACCTGTTACATCCCAGTAGTCATAAAGGAAAGTTACTCTGAACTCTTCAATACGATCTGTTGCATCCCAGTCAAGATCGATATTAGAAACGTCTGCAGGATAAATGCCATGGAAGGTATACTCTCTAATTGGCACACCAGTCTTTGAGAACTGTGTTACCTTTGCATCTGACTTGTAAAGTAGTGGCGATGCTGAACCAAATGATCTGATGTTGCCCTGGAAAGAGTTGATGCGATTTGACCACTCTTCCATTGCATTGCGAACCAAGAAGTCTTCATCGTTGATTACTGTTACAGACCAATCAGCGAATGTTCTATCACCAGCAAGGTTGATCTTTCTGCCGAAATAGGGAACCGTAATGTTCCCTAGTCTAGCTTCTGGAATCGATGCTGCTCTTGCCATAAATGGTAGCTTTACGTTAGCAATACTGTTCGCAGGGTTATTAAACTGTACCTGGAACAGAGACTGTCTAGCGCCACCAAATAGTAGCTGGGATTTAATTTCGTTAATATTAAATGCCATTTCTTTTCTCCTCTATCTTTATTTATTAGAATTTTCCTACGATTTCGGAGAACTCTACGCCTGTTCTTACAGCTACGAAGTTGAGCTGAATGAAGTTGATAGAGCGTGCTGGCTTAATGTAAATGTCACCTACGAATCTATTACCGTCAATGACTTCGCCTGTATTGTTTGATTCATCGCAAACAACACGGAAGTCGTAAATACCACGACGACCCTGAACATCTTTTAGGAATGGAGTCACCAATGAAACGAACTGCGCTCTTGTGAAAGCATCGTTGAACTCAAAGAGTGTATACTTTGAAGCTGTGGCGATAGCCTTTTCTAGAACGATGAAGAGTCTACGAACGTTAATACGGTCGAAGGCTGATGGCTTTGTCTGTAGTGTCTTATCGCCGAATAGTACTGTTCCCTGACCTGGGAATGTAGCTACAGGGTTAACACCAGCAGGATAAAGAACGTCACGTTCTGCCTTTGGTGGGTTATAAGCAAGCTTAACAATGTTCTTAATCTGACCACGATTAAAACCTGCTGGTGACCACCATGGATCTCTTGCAAGATCTGTAGACACGCAAAGACCTGCAATATCACCGTTTAGCGGAATGTAGCGATATAGATCGTTGTACTTGTCGTACATATACTTATAGCCAGAATCTAAGAAGGCATAAGAGGTGCTTCTGTTTAGATTATTGCGGAAGCTGATTACAGAACTGTATTCAAAACCGACATTGTTAACAACATCAGAACGCTGTGGAGAGACGAATGCGACGCAATCTTTTCTCTTTTCTACAACGTTGTCGATTACGTAAGTAGCAACCTGCGTACCATTTGTTCCGATAGCTTTACCGCACATTACTAGAGAGATATCTACAGTTTCAGTTGAAGTAAACTGGTCGTATGCTTTCTGAACTGCAGAAAGAAGTGCAGTAGATGTAGTCTGGAGTTCATCAACACCGTCATTGCCATTGCTGAAATCTAGTGCTAGTGGCTTGTTATTAGCAATGCTTGATGTTATGCTGGAGATAGAAACAGCATTGCTGACGTAACCAGCACCAGTTCTGTGTGAAGTAAAACGGATGTAGTTCGAAGTCTGATTGATCACATTGACGTAATAGTTGGTAGAACCGTCAGAAGTTTTAGCGTCTACTGCTCTAGAAAGACCCTGATAGGTCTCTAGAATGGTTCCTGGTACGCCAGTGAATGCGCCACGATCGTCAACAACGACAGCGTGAATTTCGTCAACTGCTGCAGTATTGCCGAAAGAAGAAAC